AGTAGTTACGGTATTCTTTAATCACATTAAGGCTTCTTTTTGTTACTGATACCCTCTGACTCTGCACAAACTGTATTCCCTGATTCACTGAACCCTGTCCTTTACTCGCTGGTTGGATGTTTACTCCATAGCTCTTAATCTCATCAATAGACTTAGGCTCAGCACTATCAGCTATAGTTAAGGCTTTAGGTAAAGCATTTAGAGTATCTGCGAGCTGTCTGTTTGATAATCCTTTTTGGTAGAGTATTTCATCAAGTATGTAACCTCCGTTGTAGTAGTAGATTGCTACGGCACTTGTCGGGTCGTTGGTATAGCCAAAATCCAGCCCATACCTCTCAAGCCTTGCTTCATGTGGCACTGCATCTACAGTCTGCCAACCCTCGTAAATCTTTGCAGCCATGTTAATAGGCTCACCTAACCACTTATGCTTATACAGGTCTGGTCTAAACTGCTTATCACTCTCTATCTCCTGTAACACAACATCTGGTAAAAACCCATGCTTCTGAGCTATATCGTAATTAACATTGATGATTAAGGTGTTAGGCCTTCCCTCAAGTACTAGCCTTGTATGTACGGGGTCTTCTTCCCTCAATCTGTTGTATGTGTAAATGATTTGGGATTTAGGCTTTCTGACGGTAGGTGTTAGGATTTCAAGGGATGAGTTAGAAACAGTCTGTGCCTCCTCTACCCATGCTATATCAATACCTTCTACTGACTTAACATTCTGCTCATTGTGGTGTAATCCTTTAAAAATGAAGTCTGAGCCCGTGATCTCGTTGATGATTGAGTTGTCCGTTACTCTAAAATCAGTGAGGTTGTATTCCTTGATCAAGTCCACAAGTAACTGATATGAGCTGTCCTTGATTGAGTTCTGAAATTCTCTTAAACAGGCTATGCGCTTCCTTGATTGCCTTGTCTTAATCAGTAGGACTCTTGCAACTGTATGGGACTTTAAAGAAAATCTACCACCATAGACTGCCGCTTCTCTCCAGTCGTCATCAAACAGCCTTTTGAATTCAACGGGAATTAGTATTTCAAGTTGTATCGGGCTGGTCATTCTCTCCTATGAACTTAACTAACAACTGGTTAGTGTTATTAACTTGAATGTTGGTTTGGGCTTGTTCCTTTTTACCTGATAGGAACTCACCTGCTCTAACAAGTTGATCAAGCCTACGTTCCTTTGGAATGATCTCAAGCATCCTATCCAGAATCATGTTGTAGCCCTCGAACTCCTTAGCTTTTGCGTACATCCTAAATTTGTTCTCAAACTCTCTCAAGCTGTCGGGCGTTCCTATTTCCCCATATCTTGTTGCATAGCGCTTTGCTGTGTCATTGGACACACCAAGTACCCTACCTATCTTTTCGTATTCCCATTGCATGTCTTTTTGCAATATCCCAGCAACAATTTCTTTCTTTGGCTTTGATAAGTTCTTGATGTTTATTGACTCACTCACTTAACTTCTACCTCTATTTCTTTATCATAAAACTTAGTAATAAACTCAGCCCATTGATCTGGTGTTAAATAGGCATCTAGTACTATTTGGGTAAGTACATTGCTCATTTGTTTTGACTTCATGACATCGGTTGATGTTTTACTTAGTACTGCTTGGAATTTCATTCTTCTTATCCGATCTTGCGGAGGTGTCCTGCCATCCCCAACCAAAATATGTATCACCTAGTTTCAAATAAAGGCTTTTAGGCTTAAATCCAGTCCAGCTTATATACCAATCTCCCACTTTCATGCTTTCCTCGCTTTATCATCAAAATATACACTAGCTGGTATCTTCAAATTGCTTATTGCATGATACCTTACGTTGTTCTTGCGTAGCCATTTGAGTGTTGGACTTATGAGTTCGTCTTTCCTCGCGGTATAAATGATAACGTAATCGTTTAAGTAATACTCCTCTACTATCTTTGCGTTCTTCTTGTTTAGTGTAGCGTTCTCTGCTTCTTTTGGTGTGAAGCAGACCTCATTGCAAAGTGTTCCGTCTAGGTCTACGCATATTATGTTATGCCCTCTACTTGATTTCATTTGTTTTGTTCCTTTGGATTAAAAGTTTCGTCAACTATATTATCTAACTGTTCTAGTGGGTTATTAAATTTCTCATCGATAGCTTTAGTATAATCCTTTGGTTGTTGGGATAGGTATTGCTCCATCCTCGCAAGAATAGCACCGTTAGGTACTTCCCAATCACTTGGGTATTCAGGACTTGCAATAAGGGCAACAAACTCCCTTAAAACCTTTTCTCTTTCTTGTTGTATTAGGGTAGTGAGTTCTCTCTTGTTGAACTTCATTATCTCAAAGACTAGCTTATCGCCCTCTAGGTCTGGTACATTCCACGCATCAAGTAGTCTCTTTAGGTTTATGTTTAGCTCCAGTAGCTTTTCTTCAATCATTTACTTTTCTCCCAAATCTCTGCATCATGTTTGGTGCCTTTTTCTGCTTCGCTGATTTTTACTAAGCGAGGTTCCCCAAACAAATGCCTGTAATAATATATATGACCAGCGTGTTGTTCTACTAAAGTAGGTTCAACAAGTAGCGGCAGTCTTTTGTAGACAGAAAAAAGTCTGGTGCTGTTTTTGTAATTTCTGAACGATTTGTTTTTCATTTTGTCTTTTCCCATATCTCTCTCAAATAAATAACTGTAGGCTCAAAGTCATGCTTTAGAGTTATCTTGTGGGCCTTCTTTGATAACTCGTTTACTATATCTCCTCCAATGTATTCTTCAACCCATCTTGCAAAGTCTAGGGGCTTGTCGTGACCTTCTCGGTGACACTTGGCACACATACATAATCCATTTGAGAGGTCGTGTCTGGTGGCATTGAACCTCCTGCTGTAAATGTGTGCTGCTTGTAGCCAGTCTGTACTTCCACACTTCTCACATTTCCCATAACTGCGTATTATTTTACTCCATAGATCATCAGCTTCTTTTTTTAGTGACTTCTGTGTTCTTTTTTTCATAGTCCCTTCTTGTACAATTTCCCAACCCTCTCAAAGAACTCATATAGATTTTTCTTGTAGTCCTCGCTTTTCAATAGGTTGGCGTACATGAACTGCCAAAAGTAAATCTCCTGTGTTTGATAGTCATAAGAACTTTTCAAGGAGTCGTACAGACGTTGAATGTTCTGCATTGATTCATCTCTTTCTGCCAACCTCTTTCGGGACTCTTTCATCTGAATTTCGTACTGCTTATCAAGATCGCCTTTCGCCTTTTTAATGTGCTGACTTACCCTCCTTGTTCTGTAGTTTTTAATGTCCTTGTTTCTCTCCACATTGCATTTGTGGCAAAGAACCCTCAGATTTAGCGGATTATTATCCCCACCCAAACAGACAGGCAGGCAATGGTCTATGTCTAGGTTCTCTGTTGCGTGACACACTTGGCACCTATTACCATCACGATCCAGTATGTGCTTCCTAAGCTTTGAACTAAAACCTTGCCTCATTCAAACAACTCCTCAATCCTTCTTGCGTAACTCTGTAACACCATTATTGCTGTCTTACCTCTTGAGTAGTTTTCCCAATCCTCATTAGATAACTCTTTGAGCAGGGTTATGAGCTGGGCGTGTTGTGGTTCTGGTTCTGGTTTCTTCTTCCTTACATATCTGTACTTGTCGTCATGCCCAACTTCCCCCTCGAGCTCATCTGCACCCTCTGGGTAGTGGTAGGTGGGGTTAAAATACCAGCTCGTCATAGCTTCGCGGATCGTTTCTGCATTGGCATACAGTATCTCCAATCGGTTGAACTGTTCCCTAGAAATCAATACCCTTGATGCTGATGCTTGTAATTTGTCTTGTTTCTTACTCATCTGTTTTCTCCTTTTGGTTATCAGATTTAAGAGTGTACTTCAATGGTTTATACGTTACCTCAAAAGGTACAAACTCAAAAGCCACTACCCCACACTCTTCACATTTGATATGCTCCGCCTCGCCTTCCTTGAAATTACGATACCCGCTGATAAACATACTGTGTCCGTTAGGACATTTTCTGTGTTCGCTAAGTAGCCTCCCGTCTTTACTGGTTTCTGCGGGCAATCTGTGGTCAACAAAAAGCCACTGTACTTGTTTCTCTTTTTGCATACTATTCCCCCTCCTTTGGGTTTAAATCTTCCTTTGTTTGGTTTAGGTATTCTTCCGCAGTACGCTTCATTTCGTCAAAATCACTAGCACTAAACCGTTGGTTGTTCTCATCTCTGTTAGAGAAATCAAATTGTTTGC